GTTTTCCAGGTTTGATTGTCAGGTGCGGTTAGGTCTTCGGTACATTGCACAGTGGGACTGTATCCAGCGCCGCCGCCATCTTTGTACACCTGTACCAATGACGTAGTACTGGCCGGAGGTGAGGCAGGTATGTCTCCACTCTGTGTCCAGATAAGGTCGCCACGATACAGCAGTGGACTGGCAATACTTTCATTGAAGGCTTCTTTGGAAGCAGGCTCGGCTGTTTTGGTTACACCGTAGCCGACCTTTTTCCAAAGATAGTCAATCTTTTGTGATTCGTTGAACGAAGCGGCCATTAAGCGGCTACTCCTATTGACAAGGCTGTGATAGATTGACCCGTTGCCAGTGCAATTCTAATTAAAATATTGTTGCCAGTGCTGTTGGCAGCGTTTTGAGATCCCAGAGTCATTGTGTATCCTACATTGGCAATTGCTGTATTTAACGGTATCACATCGGCACCAGTTAGGGCACACCCATTTGAGCCGTTACCACCAGTGCCACTAGCAGCACCAGGAACTCCTGATCCAGCGTACTGTGTAAATGCTTCTAGCCATCCGTTGATGGTACTGGTGGGTCCTGGGAATCCTGGAGTGGGTGATGAGAATCCGCTCTTGTCTATAGTTGTGCCCGGTGCCGCAAGCCAAACGCCTGCAACCCCAGTGGTGGTTGTTAGCCTAATGTCAAAGTTTGCTAAACTAGGTCTTGCAAATGCAAAAGTAAAATACTGTGTGCTGGTACGCCCACCAGCGACTGTTAAGTTTGGTCCTACTGGCAAGTATCCTGTGCTCAAGTCAACTGCATATTGTGTGAGTACACCATAGCGCACCACAGCCTCGGGTGTGGCAGCAATGGTCTGTGCTCCAGACCAAGCGTTGGCTGTGTAATAATTAGTTGAGTCAGAAAACACTGGAGTGTTGCCTGCTGTGCTCATCACAATACGTATGGCCGCTTGTGTGTTGGCAGTAGGTGTGCAAGTGATTGACTGCTCGTTCACCCCAGAGTTTGCGCCAGCATACATCTGTATCTTGGTTGGCAATTGTACGGTGGTACCTGTTCCAATCACGTTGAGTACGTTGGCCTGCAAGGTGCTCACGCTGTTGTTTGCACCGGTGATGTTGCCGGTCAAATTACCAAAAGTATAGTTAGCACTGACGCCAATGTTGGCCTTGACATTGCTACCGGTCAACATACTGTTGCCTGCATTGTCAAGTTGTGCCAGGGTTTTGGTCTGACTTGCTGATAACACTGCACCCGAACCTTCGTACACCGTACCACTGGCCAATGTAAAAGGCGTAGCACTGGTATAAGTTTGACCTGCTAGATTGCTGACCTCTAGATTGGCAATTGTAACTGCAGGTGAGCCTGTGTTGTAGTAAGGAATTCCTGAAATGTATCTGTAGGTTCCTGCTGTGGCCTCAACCATCAACACGTTAGCAGTAACCAGGCCGGGTGCTGTGTTCAAATTGTCTTTGACAAAGCCCACATAGTTGGTGTTGCCCGATACTGAATGTACCATTTTGTAATTGTTGTAACCTGTGCTCAAACTGCTCAAAGCACAACTGACGTTGGCACTGAACACTTTGTAGAAGTAACTGGGTACTGCGGCATTGGCCACGTGCAAGTCTTGGTCGGCCGACACGACCAAGGCACCCGATGTTCCAACAGTGTTACTTACATTGCTAAATGACACATTGCCAGCAGCCGTATTATTTACATAAGCAGTCAGTGTTCCTGTTACCGCTGTGTTGGCATTTTGTACGTTGGCACTGGTTGTGATGGTTGCAGTTGTTGCAAAACGTGTGACACTTGTGCCGTTGGCTGGAATGTTTCCACCTGATGCGTCGGCGGCACCGGCTGCCAGCAATGGACTTGTTCCTTGGCTGGCATTGGCAATGGTCAAGTTGGCAAAGCCACTTAGTGCAGTGGGTGCAGTGGGATTGGTTGCGATAAAGATATAACCTGTTGTACTCAAAGTATTACTCTGTGCTGTGCTGGTTATACCATTTGGTGTGCCATTGGCCTGAAGTGCTACTGTAAAAGCACCTGTACTGTTATAGGTATGTAGGGTGTTGCCCACGTTGCTTACGCCGTTGCTAAATGTGGCGTCGCCCCAGGTCCAGTTGGCAATATTGCTGTTCTCGCTGGTGTTTTGGAATGTAAAAGTAGACCGATTGGCACCGTTGTAGTCAGTGTAGAGATAGCCAACTCTAGCGTTGCCTGTGTTGGCAGTGGCATTGGTAGTGACGTTGGCAGTGGTTCCAACAAAGTTGGCACGAGTCTGTGGTTCGATGGTGATTGTGATGTTACTGCTCTTGAACGGACTGGTGCTATAGCCGGTGTACAAGGACAAGTTTGCAGTGAACTGTTGATAGATATTGCCCGATTGATTGGCCGCACTCAACGCAAAGGTATTGGTAACATTGGCAGCGCCAGGGTTGCCGGCAGTACCTGATGCAACAACCACGTTGCTGACATTACCGTCACCGTAGTTTAAATAATAATACTGTTGTGCACCAAAACTTGCTGTGTTACCTGGCGTGCCGTTTGAATCGTTTCTAAAACTTATCACACCAGATCCATTGATAACGTTGGCTCGGTTGGCAGTGACAAACACATTGCTGGCCTGTGATGAATAAACTTTGACATTGGTGTTGGATGATGTCACACTCACCGGGGTGGCACCTGCATTGGCACTGTTGCCTGTTAGGTTAACTCCGTACAACACATCAGTGTTGGCTGTGGCATTGGTAAATGTATGACTTGCTGTGGTCCAGTTGTTGGCTGGAATCACAATGGTGCCATCTCCCCAGTTGATTGAGTAAGTTTCTGCGTACAGACTGGTGTTGGTTATCAACACAGCACCAGGAGTGTCCAACGTTGTTCGATTGGCAGTAAATGACGGTATTGGAGTAGGCGTGTACAATGTTATTGTGGTAGATGCTGTGCTGGTTGATCCTTTGGCTCCATTGGCCACATTTCCATTATAGGTTCCATTGGTGTTGTATGCGGTGTAGGTCACTGTGAATGTGCCACCAGATACGTTGCTGAATGTATGTACAGCGTTGGCTGTGGTTACGTTGGCAGTACCATCACCAAATTGCCACAAGTAAGCGTTGGGGGTACCAACGTAACGGCCTGTTAGTGCCACACTCAATGGACTTGGTCCTGAACTCACGTTGGCAGTGATGTAGGCATTGCCCACATAGGTGCTGTTGGCTATGTTCAGTGCCACTTGATTTAAGTCATCTAGGCCATCTGTGACAAAAGTTGCTGTGGTCCAACCTGGGTAGGCCACGTTTTGTACAAGATTACCATCTGTTGGTGTGCCCAGTGTGATTGTGTTACCTTGACCACCGGATGCAATAACACCGGTCAGTTGACTGCCGTTACCAATAAAGAAATTACCGGCTACGTTTCCAGTGGCCGAAACTACTCCAGCGGTACGAATATTACCACCAGTTACATTGGCAGTGGCCGAGACAACCCCGGCGGTTAAAACATTACCACCAGTTATATTACTAGTTGCACTTAAACTTGTACCTGTTGCGGCGCCAATATTTGGTGTTGTAAGATTGGCACTGGCCTTGACAATAATATTGCCTGATCCATCAAACGCTGTGGTGTTGTTGTCCACCAAGGCATTGAATTGCGATCCCACAAGGCTTAGGCCAGCACTGTTGTTAGCAGTATAACTGCCAGCACTGGAGAACTGTGTCCAAACAATAGCGGTTGTACCAATCACCACCGGCGCATTGGTAGTACATACATATCCAGAATCGGCATTGACTGTGCCCAACTCAACAAAAACAAATGCGCCGGGCACTTCAGCAGATTGATTCATGTCTGTGGCACGAGTCAACACATATGAGGATCCTGCGCTGTTGGTGGTAACTGTGTAGATACCGTTGTATGGTTGGTTGGTACTGGTTTCATTCTTGATCAGTACTCGATCGCCGACTGTGGGTGCTGTTCCGTCAATGGTCAGCAGGCCTGTGGCGGATGCAGTTATGGTTGCGCCAACTCCAGCGGTGCCGTTGTTGTAGGTATAAGCAGGTAGTGTGGTGGCTGTGGCCAACGAAACCGACGCTTTGGGATCAAGTCCTTGTGCTATGCTGTCAACATAGGCTTTGGTTGCGGCATCTTGGTCTTGTACCGGGTCAGCAAGATTTCTAATAATTTTATTGCTGACCAGAATATTTCCAACAGAGTTTAACGTCAAATCACCATTGGTAGCAATTGTTAATGAGACGCCAACTATACTATTGGTGTTAATATTGCCACCAGTGATATTACCAGTTGCCGAAATTGATCCACCTGTTAAAACATTGCCACCTGTGATATTTGCCGCGCTAGTGACATTACCGGTTGCAGATATCAATCCACCTGTTAAAACATTGCCACCTGTGATATTGGCAGCACTTGTGATTGTTGACGTAGCACTTATTGATCCACCAGTGAGTAAATTACCAGCAGTAACGTTGGCAGTGGCAGATATCAAGCCACCAGTAAGTAAATTACCAGTTGTGGTATTGCCGCTAACACTTAAACTTGTTAATATACCAACACTCGTGATATTGGCTTGTGCGTTGTTTGTTACTGTTCCTGCCGAATCAGCATAGGTAGCATTGGCCACTGTGCCTGTTACATTGGCACCTACTAGGCTGGTTAGCCTAGCACCATTGCCAACGAACACATTGCCTTGGATGTTGCCTGTTGCCGATATCACACCAGCAGTTAATACATTTCCGCCCGTTATATTACCAGTTACAGTTGCTAAACCAGTAGTGATTAAGTTACCACCGGTGATATTGGCAGCACTTGTAATTGTTGATGTGGCACTGATCAGTCCAGCAGTTAAGACGTTACTACCTGTGATGTTGCCGCTTGCTGAAACAACACCAGTTACATATTCACCTGTGGTGGCAAATACTGCTACATTGGCGGTACCACTAACACCAACTGTGACATTGCCACCTGAACTAACCACAGTCACATTACTTGTGCCATTGTTAATATTGGCCACACTGGTGATAACGCCAGTTAGTAGCGCACCATTGCCAAGAATATAATTACCACTTAAATTGCCAGTTGCACTAACCAGGCCACCGGTCAAGATGTTGTTACCAGTGATGTTTGCGGTTGTTGTTACCGGTCCAGTCAAACTGACCAGGTTGCCGGTGTACGTGGGCAAGTAGTTGGCCACATCAGTGTTTGAGTACCCTGCAGGTAATCCGGTGATTAAAGCACCATTGCCCAGCAAATAATTGCCGGCAATGTTGCCAGTGGCACTTACTACTCCGGCAACATAAGCACCGGTGGGAGCAAACACTGTGACGTTACTGGTTCCAGCCACCCCAACCGTGACATTGCCATTTGCATTGACAGTGACATTGCTGTTGCCGTTTGTGATTGCGGCACCAGCACTTGCTATAATGCCTGTTAATTGGCTACCATTACCAATGAAGTAATTGCCTGTGACGTTGCCTGTTGCACTGACTTTTCCGCCAGTGAGTAGATTGCCAGTCTGAGTATTGCCAACTACACTTAAATTTGTTAGTACCCCAACTCCGGTCGCAACAATTCCAGTTAGCAAACTACCATTACCAATGAAATAATTGCCGGTGACGTTACCAACAACATCCAAGTATAGTAGATCATCTACAACTTTTAAACTTGAGTAAATTACGTTTGAACTAAGAGTAATTCCAACCAGGGCATTGGCGTTGACATTTGATGCAGATACACCGGTTAACTGACTGCCATTACCGACGAAGTAATTGCCTGTGATGTTTCCAACAGCACTGATTTTGCCACTGGTCGATATATTTCCTGCGGTGGTATTGCCAGCAATAGTAACCGAAGTCAATGTACCAACTGAGGTAATGTTTGGCTGTGCGGCCGTGGTCACAGTGCCAGCCGTGGCGGCTGTGTTGGCAGTGGTGGCTGAACCTGCACTTGTGGCATAGGTAGCATTGGCCACCACACCTGCAACATTGGCGCCTGCAACTGAGTTTGCTGTCGTGGCATATGTGGCAACAGTGGCTGTGTTGGCAGTGGTGGCTGTACCTGCACTTGTGGCATAGGTGGCATTGGCCACAGCACCAGTGACGTTGGCTCCTGCAACTGAATACGCAGTTCCTGCTGTGACTGCATAGGTAGCGTTGGCCACGGTACCTGTGATATTTGCACCCGAAATATTTGTTAGTCCAGAGCCAGACCCAATGAATCTTCCTTGGGTAGTGATGTTTCCAACCACGTCCAAATACAACAAGTCATCAACAACTTTTAAACTTGAATACAAAACATTTGAACTTAATGTTGTTCCAGTCAAAGCGTTGGCATTGACATTGGTTGCGGCCACTCCGGTAAGTAAAGCACCGTTACCAATAAAGTAATTGCCAGTAATATTTCCAACAGCACTGATTTTGCCACTGGTCAATATATTTCCTGCGGTGGCATTGCCTGATACAGAGACCGATGTCAGTGTACCAACTGAAGTTATGTTTGGTTGTGCGGCAGTAGTTACCGTTCCAGCAACAGTGGCTGTGTTGGCGGTAGTGGCTGAACCTGCTGTGACTGCATAAGTGGCGTTGGCCACTGTGCCAGATACGTTGGCACCGGCCACAGCATTTGCTGTTGTGGCATAAGTGGCAACAGTGGCTGTGTTGGCAGTGGTAGCACTACCTGCGCTGACTGCATAGGTGGCGTTGGCCACCGCCCCTGTGACGTTGGCACCTGCAACCGAATATGCTGTGGCTGCTGTGACTGCATAGGTGGCATTGGCCACCGACCCTACTATATTAGCACCCGGTATGTTGGTTAGGCCAGCACCTGAACCGATAAATCTGCCTTGGGTAGTGATGTTTCCAACAACATCTAGATACAATAGATCATCTACAACTTTTAGACTTGAGTATAACACATTGGAACTGAGTGTGGTTCCTGTCAGTGCCGCGGCAGAAATGTTTGTTGCTGTGATGCCGGTTATGAATGCGCCATTGCCAAGTAGATAATTTCCAGCAATGTTGCCAGCAGTGGTGATGTTGCCCACAGCAGAAATTGACCCTGAACTGATTAAATTGTTGCCGGTGATGTTGCCACCGGTGATGGCTCCAGACACTCCCAAGAAGCCGCTGGTTATGATGTTGCCGGCTATGACGTTGGCTGTGGTTCTTACTGGTCCAGTTAGACTGACCAGATTGCCTGTGTAAGTGGGTAAAAATGCCGCAACATTGGCATTGTTGTAACTGGAGGTGGCCACAATGCCTGTGAGCAATGCACCATTGCCCACAAGATAATCACCATAAATATATTGGAATGTTCGGTCTGGGGCACCAAGATCGTACACGCCTGCAGTTCCAGGCACAATGGTGCTGTTGGCCTGTATGTTACCAATGCCGTTGCCGGCCAGAGTGAGTCCCAGATTGGTAACTGAAGTTGAGATCACATTGCCAGTTATGAGCACTTGACTGCCCACTGGCCCAATGTTCCAAATCTGAGTGAAATTGTCGTTTACTGCTGTGAAAGCATTGCGCAGTGACTCACCTGTGCCGTCATTTGCAACCGATCCAACGTTGATTATTTGCTGAGCCATTGGTAATTCATATCCTCTAGAGATATTTATCTAAAGATTGCGGTTGGGATTGGCTCAGATTTCTTTGGTCACAAGGCGCTGTTGAAAATCCACCATGGGCATGTGTGCTAGATTGGCCACACCCAGTAATTCACGCACCTCTGCTGTGGTGTCGCCTGTGATTCTAAAGAAACTGGTTCGGGGAAAGTCTTTCATAATGGTTTGTAATTGCCTGACCCAGTTGCCAGTAAAAGTGGGATTGGCCGAACTCTTTTTGTAAAATTCTGTGTCAGCATAGCAGTTGTTGAATCTTCCGTTGCGTGTGGGTCCTAGATCAAATCCTATCAAATAGATAGCAACGGCACCGTCCAGTGCGGCCTGGCCCACTGCAACAGGTCCAGAACTATAACCAAAATACTGCTGTGCTATGCGTCTTGCACCTGAATCAGGCAAGGGTTTTCTAGTGTAGTGAACATTTTTCTGACTGTAGCCTTCCGACTGTATGCGTTCGCTGATGGGAGTGTCTGTGCTGATCAGCACATCAGGCACCGACTCACGATAGATGGCATTGCATCCGTAGACAATGCCCAGTGTTTTTAACACTGTTAAATCTAGTGATTGACGGCTCACACCGTTACCCAATACAAATGCCGCAGCCATAAAAAAATCCTCCCAGTATGTATCCGGGAGGATTGTTGGGGGTTACAAATTAACTTGTAACGCTGGACACCTGTGCCAATTGTAGTGTGCCGTTTTGTGCTTGAGCACCTGCAACAACTTCTGCACCAGACCATGTGACTGTGCCTTCGTCTGTGAAGAAGTTAACAGGATAGAAGTTTTCACTGGATTGTGTGTTTGTGCCAAGATTGCTGTTGGCGTAGTTGCCATACGTCATGCCATTCCAGTCACGAATCCACTTGTTGGTGATGTAACTGGCATACACAGCAGAACTGTCGCCCACTGAATAAGCAATACTCATGTTGCCTGCCGAGGGAGTGGCTGTGTTTGACAACACACATTGTCCAACAGGGTACACTGTACCGTTGCCGGCACCCACTGCCAGGGCAGTGAATATTCTGCCCACTGCAGCTGTGCCTGACATCAGGGTGGTCCAGTCACTGGTTCCCAAGGACACAATTTGATATGATTGTCCCACAATTAAACCTGTGCTGAGTGCCACTGTGCTGCCAGTATAGGCAACCAAGAACTTGTGTGAGCCTTTTTGACGTATAATACGACCAGTATAACTGCTGGTGATAGAATAGGTGTTTGTGCCATCTGCCAACGAAATGTTTACCAATGCGGCAATTTCTGGATTGGTAGCACTTGCTGTACTGGTAGTGGGTGAACCACCAACCACGCCCAGATACTGAGTGTCATCTAGAGTTTGAACTGGTGAGTTATAAACTGGATCAGTCAATGATCCAAAATTTGGGTAGCCGGCGTCGGTTAAGACGTTTTGATTGTATGTGGTTACCGTTGGATTGGATCCAGAAACAGTAGTACCGGCACCAATGTTTGTTTTTTGTATTTTAAGAGCTCTTCCCATTTGATTTCTCCTTATAGAAGCCCAATGCGGGTTCTAGCCGCTACGCAGGGGAAACCTGCATAAAACACCCTATTGTGTTGACAAGTATTTAGCGAAAATGTAAAATAGGACACTACCACAGCGTAAATATCCCTATGAATCAACAACAAGTAGACTTAATCGAACAAGGCAATCAGGCACGTGCTGACCATGAACCTGAAAAATCACTCCGATGCTATGCGCAGGTCTTAGTAGAGGATCCAGACAATGCGCCAGCATTTTGCAACTATGGCAATGTCATGCGTGAACTGGGACATCCGCAACGTGCCATACCATTTTTGCAACATTCTGTCTTGTTGGATCCTTCTAACACCACTGCACAATTTAATCTAGCAGTGGCATACTTGTTGTCAGGAGACTATCAGCGTGGTTGGACTCAGTACGAAACTCGTTGGCAGTTTGAGCACTTGAGTGGGGCCGAACCCCGGTTCACTCAACCACGCTGGCGAGGCGAAGACATCCGAGACAAAACTATTCTAGTTGTGGGCGAACAAGGTCACGGCGATTGCATTCAGTTCTCAAGATTTATTTTTAACTTGCATGCCATGGGTGCTCGAGTCAAACTGCAAGTTACTGATGGCTTGATTCCGTTGTTGAATCAAAGCAACATCATCACACACACTGCAAGATACAACGAAGACATGGGCGAATTTGACTACTGGGTTCCCATCATGAGCATACCTGGCATCTTGGGTATCACTCTGGATAATTTACCACGAATGCAAAATTATTTGACTGCCACTCCGGCCATGATGAAAATCTGGCAAGATAGACTGGGACCTAAAAAGCGCATGAGAGTGGGTTTTAGTTGGAGTGGTCGCAAAGATTCCTGGATACATCAACACAAGAGTGTGCCATTTCCTGTGATACTGGAAATGATCCGTTCAAATCCTCAGTACGAATGGATAAACCTGCAGGTGGATGCTGATGCTGAAGAGTCAGCACAACTCACGGCGGCCGGGGTCACTGGCTATCCCGGAACTATTGCCAGTTTTGCCGACACAGCGGCCTTGCTCATGCACATGGATGTGGTGATATCTGTGGACACTGCCATCAGTCACTTGAGTGGAGCCCTGGGCAGACCCACCTGGGTAATGTTAAATCAATACGGTCAAGACTGGCGCTGGTTGTTGGATCGCAACAACTCACCTTGGTATCCCACTGCCACGCTGTTTAGGCAGCCCACACGCGGTGACTGGGCTGGTGTCACCAAGAAGATTGCTCAATACCTGTCATGGTACAAGGTTTAAAGCCAACAAAAAACCTGCTGACGCAGGTCTTTTGCCTTCCCATCTCACGGTGAATTTTTGTTACAGAGTATTTAGTTTTTTCTTGGCAGCAATGGTTGCTCTAATCTTTGCTTTTTGTTCTTCGCTCATTGGCTTGCCTTTATTGATCGGAACTTTTCCTTTGTTGGCGGCTCCAATCTTTCGACGTGTTTCTTCTAAGACATCTGCATTGTATCTAGGATTGTTTACCCCACTCTTGGCTGCAGACATCTTTACTTTATACTCATTAGATCTCGGAGCACGTTTCTTGCCCAAATTTGATTGCCTTATTTTTTCTTTGTGTTCATCCGTTTTAGGTTTGCCTTTATGAAACTCACTAATTTTACGATTAGATTCTTCTGTAGGTACGATATAGCCTGCAATGTTTTGATTAATCCATTGGTCGTTTTTCAATACATTACATCTGCGTAAGACTCGTGTTTCCCATGCGCTTGCTTGTTCTTTAGATTCAAATACTCTGCGTATTTCTACATCAAAACTATCTGCACCAGTTTCTTTTATTAGTTGTTGTACCCGAGGACTACTTGTAAAATAATATTTCCAAAGGTCTTCGTGCGGATCTAATTTGTTGGCTGATCTAAATCCATAATAGACTTTGCCGGTAGGACGATGTTTAATTAGATAGGTGTATGGTTTCATGTTTTTATTTATGATAGAGAGCGATTTCACCAACATAACAGAGGCAATAAAAAAGCACCCGAAGGTGCTTTTTTTGAGTTGCAAAGCAACAAGTCGATCTTAGGAGAAAGACAAATTGCTCACGGCAATTTCTCCCACATAATCTCCGGCATTGCCGAATGAAGATGCAGTGTTTGTCAATTCTATGTACCCATAACGTGTCATGAATGACACTACTGGTTCGAATGTTGTTGGATCCAACACCACACCACTTGACATCAAAGGAATGTATGGGCAGTAGAATGCTGGAGCGTCTGCTTCTGAACTGCCTTTGTAACCCACCAACACAGGTGTTGTGTCAGCGGCATAGGAGTCAACGAACACACGCATGGCGCCGTTCAGAGTCCCCACAAACTTGGTGTTTGTAGGTGCTTCGAATGTGCCTTCTGTAGTACGAGCAAAAGCACTAGTAGTTGCAGATTGCAACACTGTGAGTGCAGCTGAACTCACAACAGCGTAGTTACCTGCGCCACGACGTGTGCGTTGGGCGATCAAGTTGGCCACACGGTTGATCAAAACAGCCAATGCGGCGTGTTCGTCACCAACGAATGTAGCAGTACCTGAAACAGTTGCTTGGTTGTATGTGAACTCAGTTGCTGCCAAACTACGTAGACTCAAAAGAATCTCTTGGTCGATTTCAGCAGTAATTTCTTGAGCCAAAGCAGCCATAATTTCTGCTTCAACGTCAATACCGTGCATGGCTTGTGCATCTTGTGCAGATTCAAAAGTCCAACGTGCTTGCAACTTACGTGTACGAGCTTCAACGGCTTGCTTCAAGATTTGCACAGAAATTTGCTTACCGCCTGTACCTTCCATGGTGGCTGTGTTGTTACCAGTATAATTGGTAGCAGTACTAGTACCTTGTGGAACTGTGGAGTATGCTTGTGCAATCGTGAATGGTGACAATGCTTCTTGACCAGCGGACACGCTTGTGGCGGCTGCTGATGTGTCAGTCAATGACTGTGCGTAACGAACACGCAGAGTGTGAATTTGACCAACTGGGCCTGTCATTGGCTGAACGCCTACCAACTCGTTAGCAATAACTGTTGGCATAACACGACGGATAACTGGCAGAATCACACGGTTAAGTGTGGCAATGTTGCCAGATGCTGTGGAACCAGCACTTGCGTTCTCTTTCAAATACTTGCGTGTATTCTCAAGGATAACGCCCATGCTGTTGCGCTTTGAGCCGTTTAAACCTTCGAGCAATGCTTCTTTGGTCTCGCCCCAGCGGCTTTCTAATAGTTCTTGTGACATTTAAGTCTCCTTATTTAATTATAACCCTGCCAGGCGCTTTAAGTCAATCACATTACTACGATCTTCTTGCTGACCACTTGGAACAGATTTATCCCCAGTTGCTACTGAAACGTTTTCTGTAATCACTTTTGAGGCTTTTACAGAGCGGTCTTCCAATACTGCTGGCAGATACTTTTCGAATGCGTTTTTCAAACGGGTTGTCTGTACGCTTTCAAGCAAATTACGCAT